GGTGTAGGTCGTGGCAGGCGATGCCGTGACGATTCCGAACTGATACGCGGGGGTGCTGATGCGTGCGTCTGCCATGTCGGAATCCTATCAACCGCTGATAAAACCGCGATCAGGAACTTCGCCTCTGTCAATCAACGCCTGCCGCGATCCGTTCACGGATCGGATGGCGTCGAAGTCGGGGTTGCCGTCCTCGTCGCACAGCCCCTCGCGGACGGCGACCGCAATCGGGATCGGAGTCCAAGTGCAGCGGCAGTTGAACCCGAGCGGCGTCGGGATGCCCATGCCGTCGATCATGGCGACCGTGGCGACATAGCCGTCCATCGCCCTGTGCGTCGGACGGGTGCGGCGATCCTTGGTCGAGCGGAACCGCATGAGCGGCACGAACCGCTGCACCGTCGGCTCCCGCACGATGTCGAGACGCCCCTGCGACTGCGCTCGGTTGATGTTGGTGCGGTAGACCGTCTCAAGGCGGGCGGCGGTCAGGTCGGTGCCCGTCTTCAGGACGGTCTGCTCCACGAAGTCGCCGACGCCGAGTTCCTGCAGCCGCTTGCCCGCGACGGACTGCGTGACCTCCCCGCGGATGGTCTTGGCGAGCAGGTTCTTGGTCTGCAGGATCTGCTTCGGCGACAGCCCCGTCACGAAGAACGACCCCTGCACCGCCGCCTGCACGGCGGGGTCGCGGCGCTTGCGGACGATCTCAGGCGCGTCCTCGGGGGTCGGGAACGGCGTCCCGCGGATCAGGGCAGCGAGGTCGGGGCTGCGCTCCATAATGCGCTCTAGCGCGTTTGCAGCCTCGTCCGAGCGCATCTCCGACGCCGCGGAGAACGCGTAGGAGATCAGTTCCTCCCACCGCTGCCGCGTCATCGGAAGCAGGCGGATGTAGCGTTCGATGACCTCGCGGGCGATGCCCGAGCGGAACCGCACGGAGACCGAGTCGGGCGTCTTCTGAAACCGAGAGATGGGGGCTTCGCCTACCGCCCTCTCGGGGACGCCTGCGGCTCGGACGGTCGTGAGCGCGCCCGACGCCCATGAGATCAGCAGCAGGGCGGCTGTGTCGTCCTCCCACCGCCGCCACGCCTCGGTGGGGTCAACGCCCTCGACCGACGACGCGATGGCGTCCCTGTACGCCTCGTCGCCGTCCTTGAGGAGCCTCGCGAGCAGGCGGTCAACCGAGAGGTCGTTTACCACCACGACCGCCTGCTGAAGGTGCGCGGCGCGCCCTCAGCGGGCGTGACGCCCTCGGGCGGCTGCGCGGCGTCCTGCTGCAGCCAACTGCCGACGGCGGTCTGCGGCTGCGCGCCGACGCCCGTTGCGGACATCCCAAGCACCTGCTCGCCCTCGTCGGGCTGCGACAGACCGAGGAGGTCTCGCACCTCGGACTCGGACACGCGCCCGCCCATGCTGACGAACTTCTCAATCGCCTCAAGGCGCTCCTTCGGGTCGGGACGCTCGGGGGCGAACTCAAACCGCAGGCAGGAGATCGTCTCCTCGTCGGCGCCGAGCATGTCCGCGACGACCTTGACGAAGTCGTTCGTCATGCTGTCGGCGAGCGCGTCGGCGTGGTAGCGGATGATGCGGGACAGGGTGTCGGCGTGGAGGTTCGCGACCCCCGAGCCGAGACCCGTCGCAGCCGCCTCGGACGAGAGGTTCTGCCCGAGGATCGCTTCCTTGATCTTCCCCGAGAACCAATTGACGAGTTCCATGAACACCTGAGCGCGACCTGCGTTCGGCTCCTTGATGTCGATGTCGTAGATCCTCTCGGTGCCCGACTGCGGCAGCAGGACGCTGTTGTCGTTGGTCAGGTTCGCAAGCACCTGCTCCATCATGTTGCGCCCCGCGTCCTGCCCGAGCGGGTAGTAGCCGACGCGGATGCCCATCGCGTAACGCTCGGCGTAGGTGATCGCGTCCTGCAAAATCTCCTGCTTGGCGAGCCACATGAACCAACAGACATCTCGGGCGCCGACGCCGCGGTAGATCGACTCGCTTGAGTTCGGGTCGTTGAAGTCGGGCGCGTTGATGAACACGCGGTGCAGGATGATGCTCCTGCGCTCGCGGTCATCGAAGATGTGAACCTGAGCGTCGAAGCCGATGTTCAGGGACGCGACCCCGCTCGCCGCGTAAGCCGCGCCGACGCGCATCGCGAGGTTGCCTCGTTGGTCGTAGGCGAGCGTGTCGGGGTGGAACGGATACCACTCCTTGATCCTCACGCCGAGCCGCGGGTCGCGGTCGTAGACGAGGTTGCACGCCGAGTTGCCGTACCACACCGCCTCATGCATGGCGCGGACGAAGTCGCTGCGGCGCGGCATCGCCGAGAAGATGTCGCTGATGCGCTGCGCCATCTCGACGCCCTTCTCGTTCTCCTCGTCGGTGCAGGTGACCTGCCACTCAAGGGACGCGAGCGTCACCTGCAGCGAGCGGAGGACGCCTTCGATGTCGGCGTCCGCCCGCATCATCTGCTGATACTGCGGGTTCAGCCTGTACGCGAGGCTGCTGTTGCGCAGCATCTTGTCGGCGGTCGTGAAGAACGACCGCTGCACCTCGACGGAGGTCGCCAACGGCTCGCCGATGCCGCGCTCCATCGGAGCGGGCAGCGGCTTGCGCGGGCGTTCGTCGGGAGTCAGCCCGTTTCCGAGTGGGTTCGTGTCGGGCTTCTTCGCCATTCGTTCCTCAGAGCAGCGGGTTCAGTTGCAGCAGGATGCGCTTCGCGTCCTCGCCGTGGAAGTGCTCGACGCCGTAGATCGTGGTGACGGTCACGACATCCCCGAACTGCGAGACTCGGGTGATGGCGTGGATCGGGATCCACACCTGTTCGCTGACCTGCAGCAATCCGCTCATGCGTGCGGCTCTCCGAATTCGATCACGACGGCGTTGTCGGCGACCGTGATGCGGTCGGACGGCACGATACCGACGAGGGGCTTGCGGAGCGAGACGGCGAGGCGACCCGCGCTGCCGTCCTGCTTCGCGAACTTCACGGTGCCGCGCCCGCCCTCGACGGTGACGGACTCAGGGGCGTACCCCATCTTGACGGCGAGGTCGCGCAGGCTGTCGGCGGCGTGCGTGGACTTCGCGCCCGTGCGGGACATGAACCCGCCCGTGCGGCGCGCAAGACGACCCTCGGACGAAGCCTTGTGCAGTTCGATTGCCTTCTCCACGCTCGGCACGGGAATCGCCTCGGCTCCCTTGGCGAGATAGAGCACGCCGCCATCGCGCTCAATGACCCACCCGCCCGACAACTTCTGAATGACCTCGGCGGCGTGTGTGGACTTCGCGCCGTTGCGGGATTTCATGCGACCCATCATTTCGTTCTCCACGATGTCATATGCCCTGCTTGCCGACTTCGCAGTTTCCGCATCAACGAGTTTCTTGGAGGAAAGCCAAGTGTTTGCGTAGGTGTGCCACATGGTCGGCGTTGCCTCACGCGTCACCTTGCGAAGTTCGTCCGCAAGTTGCGAAACGGAAACGCCGAACGCCGCCTTCGCGCCTGTGCGGGAGAATCGCCCTCCAGAACTGACCGACTCGCTGTAGTCGATCAGCCAACCCTTCACCATAGCGATCTTCTGCCTTGCCTGCCTGATGTTCTCGGCTTCAAGATCGATGAGGGCAGCATTGAGGATTTCGTACAACTTCTTTGCCCACGAAGTCAGCGCGAACGACGCCTTTGTTCCCTTGCGGGAGAAGTTCATGCCGTGGTACTTGCGAAGCCGCGACTCGACATTGTCCATGCCCGTGTCGGTTGGACGGAATGACCCGTTGATGATGTCGCCGACGAGTTTCGCGAGACCCTCGGGCTTGTCGAGTCCCTGCCACGATCCGCCCTTGGCGATGTAGGTCTGCACCTTCTGCCGCAGGACTTCGATGCGAGAATCAACGCTGAACGCCGCCTTCGCGCCCGTGCGGGACATTTGCTCCTTGCGGATGCGGGGCAGGCTCTTCAACTCCCACGGAATGTATCCCTTGAGAACCTCAACAATGCGGTCGTGGTACTCAGGGTCTACGATGAGGAAACCATTTTTCCAATCGAATGCGCTGTCGGGGATCTTTGCATCCGAAAGCATGATGTTGATCGACCGCTCCAACCCAAACGCAGCCTTTGCGCCGTTGCGGGACAACTTGATCTTCAGCAACTTGGACGCGCTTTCCGCAGATCGAAGGAGTTCGTCCATGTTCTGCTTCGACTCGCGGAGCACCCCATCTCGCGTGATCTGAACTGCGTGCCTTTCGGCGAGGTCAGAGATACCGCGCAGGTCGGATGCGAGCGAGGAAGCAGCCGCCGCCAACTTGTACATGGCTCGCTGATACTTCCCTGCAAGTGCCCGCTGTTCTGGTGTCATGTTGTCTGCAACGCGGTTGGGATCGTGGTCGTAAGTGAACGCCGCCTTTGCGCCCGTGCGGGAGTTGAGTCCCCTCGCGGCTACATCGTTCAGGTGGATGGTCACGACGCCGACCACAGCATTTCCGCGCTGCTCCGAGCCGCTGTCGATGCTGACCCTGTTGATGCCGCTGCCCCGTTTGGCGAACTCCTGCGACAACTTGCTCGCGGCATTTGCTGCGACGAGCGGTTCGGGAAACACAAGAATCAACAGACCGCGAGCCTGATCGAACTTGGTCGTCTCAGGGTAGAAGCCGAGCGACTTCAGGATACGCTCCGTGTAGTACGCTGCGCCGACGAGCGTTGCGGCGTGCGTGGACTTTGTTCCTGTCTTCATGTGCTGCGCCTTCTGATAGATGAAATCGGTGAGTTTCGCCGCGGGCATGTCAACGACCGAGCCGTTCGGCTGCGTGACCTTGTAGACCGATCCGCCCGCGGCGGGGTCGTAGCGGACATTGCCGAGGCGGTAGCCCATCTGCGCGAGCGCGGCGGACGCCTCGTCAATGTTGAGCCGCCGCTTGCCCTTGGGGAGCGCGATGTTGTGGGAGAATCGCATCTTGAGTTCGGATGCAAGATGCTTCGTCGCGTCCTGCAACGCCTCCCACCAGTCGGTTCGCGATGCGGTTCCCTGCGCCACCAACCTTTGAATCGCAAGGAACTGTTCCTCTAGTTTTTCGATGCGGCTTTCGACCGCTTGCGTGCTAGAAGAGGGATCGCCTTCCAGTTCGGATTTCCGAGCGCGTTGCAGCAAGTTGCGAAGTCTCTTCAATTCGCGATCTGCGCGATTGATTGCTGCTTTCGCATCCTTGACCGCCTGCGCCCTGTCGATGCTTGCAAAGCGGGCGTTCTTTGCCTTGTCGATCTGCTCGACCTTGCGCGCCGCCCACGACTTGCCCGAGTCACCGCCCCACAGCAGCCACGCGATGTAGCCTGCGTCGTCCTCGCCGCCCGCCTGATTGCCTTCGTGGCGGGAGAAGAACGAGTGCATGCGCTTGACGGTCTCGGGCGAGAGGTTCGCCTTGTTCTTGATGTCGCGGGCGCGTGCCACGCCGACCGCCGTGCCGCCCCTGCCGTGCTTCTCGCGCAGTTCAAGCCCTCGGGCTGCGTTGCGCGCCATCGCGTCGGTCGGGGTCAGGTCGAGGTCGGCGACCGCGAAGCGGGTGCGGGAATGGTTCGCCTTCCGAATCTTGGCAACGCTGACGCGGTACTTTCGCATCCGCGCCTCTTCCTTCGCCGCCTGTGCCTCGACGGCGGCTTTCGCCTCGGGCGTAGTCGCCTGCTCCCACAACCGATGCCACGCGTCCATCCGCTCGCGAGCGATTCGGAATGCGTCATCGCCCCGCTTTCGGAGCGCGTCATCCTGCGGGGTGATCTGATACATCGCGGTTTGCGTGATGTGCCGCGTGACCGTGTCGCGGGCAACGAGAGCCGCGTACTCCGATTCGGTCACGGGTAGATCGTAATCACGCGGGATCGCCATGCTCCCATCGTATCACCCGAAGAACGGTTTGCGAGGGGCTGTCGCCTTGAACAGGCGTCCGATTGCGTCGGGCTTCTCAATCCGCTTGACATTGGTGTCGCCGATTGACAGCGAGCCGCGCACCGCCTCGGCGCAGAGATCGACCACGACATCGACCGTATCGTCGTGCGCGCCCGCGGGGAACGCGAGCATCTCGTCAAGCACGGTCTGAAACGCGGGAAGGACGCGTCCCGCCTCGTCGGTCGGGAACAGGAGTTTGCCGCCCTCCACGAACGGCTGCGCGCCTGCGGCTCGCAGGTGCTTGTCGGTGATCCGCTCCATCGGGATCATCGGCTGCGAGGTCATCGTCTGAAACTGATCGAATATGCCCTTCTGCGGTCCGTTCGCCTCGGCGAGCACCGCCGACACGCCGCGTCGGGCACAGAGCGCCGCAGCCTGCGCGGCGAAGTTCGGGAACGATTCCCTCACCCGCAGGATGTCGGTCAGGAACAGACGGCGGGCGCTGTCAATCTCGCCGACGATGCAGACGCTGTAGTCGGGGTCGTCGCGCTCCTGCGCCTTCCTGCC